CTGTTGCCTCTCCGGGTGGTTCCACCCAGACGGGCCTCAGCAACTGTCAGCTGACCGCCATTCAGGCGACTTCTGGCCAGTTCCAGATCACGGGCTTTGCCTATAGCATTTTCGATTCCATCACTGACGCTTATGTGCAAGTGACTGTTCGTATCAACGAACACCACTACAAAGCGCCGGTCAACTCGGTCTGATAGGAGGGTTTGATCTATGGCTACTCCGATGCGTAGTACCGACTTTCGGTCGGTAGTTGAACCCATCCTGAACGAAGTCTTTGACGGCGTTTATGATCAGCGCGCTGACGAATGGAAGATGGTCTTCCGTGAGCAGAAGGGTATTCCCCGCAATTACCATGAAGAACCCGTTCTTTATGGTTTTGGCGCGGCGCCTGAACTGCCTGACGGTATGGCCGTGTCCTACCAGTCCGGTGGCGTGCTGTTCCTGCAGCGTTACCTCTACAAGGTCTATGGTCTGGCCTTCAGCCTGACCAAGGTGCTTGTGGAAGACGGCGATCACATTCGTATTGGTCAGACCTACGCGAAGCATCTCGCGCAGTCCCTGATTGAAACGAAGGAAACGCTGGGTGCCAACATCCTGAACCGTGCCTTCAATGCTGCCTATCCGGGCGGTGACGGCGTGGCTTTGGTTGCCAACAACCACCCCATCGTCAACGGCACGTTCTCCAACGTGCTGACGACTGCTGCGGCGCTGTCGCAGACTTCTCTTGAGCAGCTCCTCATTCAGATCCGCAACGCTGTTGACAACAACGGCAAGCGCATCCGTCTGACGCCCAAGAAGATCGTGACTGGCCCGAGCAACGTCTTCCAGGCGGAAGTGCTGCTCAAGTCGGTTCTGCGGACTGGCACGGCTGACAACGACATCAACCCGGTGAAGTCGATGGGTCTGCTGGCTGAAGGCCAAGCGAACCTGTCTCGTATCACCTCCACCACTGCTTGGTGGATCCAGACTGACGCCCCAGAAGGGCTGAAGCTGATGATGCGTCGTGGCCTTGAGAAGTCCATGGAAGGCGACTTTGAAACCGACAGCATGCGCTACAAGGCCACCGAACGTTATACTTTTGGTTTTACGGACCCCCGTGGCGTGTACGGGACGGCTGGCGTGTAACCCTTTACGGGAACTAGCCCAGAATGGAGAAGGGGGCTGTTGCCCCCTTTTCTTTGTCTGTGCTATGGTTTCAACAACATCAAAGGATGCTGTTTATGCCATACAAAATAGACGTTATGGGGATTTACAAGATTGTAAATAAAGCAACCGGGCAATGTTATGTTGGGCAATCCCAAAGAGCCAAAAAACGACTGAAAGAGCATTTCAGGCTTTTGCGATGGAACAAGCATACTAATCAAAAACTTCAAAATGCTTACAACAAATATGGCGCTGAAAATTTTTATGGCTCAATAGAAGTTGAATGCCAAAATGTTGCTGATTTAGATCAACTTGAAAATGCATTTTTAACTGGAAATGCATGGTTTGAGGAAAAAACAGTTTACAATATTGCTGATTTTGCGAAGGCTCCCATGAGGGGGAAAAACCACAGCGAAGAAGTAAAAGAGCGCATCCGGCTTGGCCGTAGGGCGTCAACCTTTGATTTCAAAAGCGAAGAATACAGAAAAACTCTGTCTGATGCACAAATGGCTCGCCATCACTCGGACCCGAAATTTATTGCCAAGATAAAGTTTATCGTGGAAAACCCTGACTTATCCTATGCGGAACGGGCAAAACGTTTAAGTGCTGATACTAGTGCTGTCCGACGGCTTGCTCTTAAATATCAACATCTGAAAGGAGTTCTGTGATGGCTCAAACTCGTTTTTCCGGTCCGGTCCGGTCTGACAACGGCTTTATTGGCGCAGTTACCGGCGACATCACCGGCAACGTCACCGGCAATGTGACGGGCGACATCTTCGCGACCAATCAGGCGCTTTCTGGCGCGGGCGCGGTCAATGTCACCGACATGCTCACCTCGCTGACCACCACGGGTGCGGCCCAGGCTTTGACGCTGGCCAATGGCACTACTGGTCAGATCAAGATCATCAGCCATGTGGTTGACGGCGGTTCTGCCGTTCTCACGCCGACCACGAAGATTGGCTTCACGACCATCACCTTCACCAATGTGGGTGATAGCGCGACCCTCGTTTACACGGCTGCCGGCTGGGCGATTATTGGTATCAGCGGCGCGGTTGCGGCCTAATAGGAGGTCGCAATGGCTGATACAGTCTCCTCACAGACGATCCTTGATGGTGAACGGCTGTTCATAGGCAAGTTTACTTGCATTAGTGACGGCACCGGGGAAACTGCTGTTGTAAAAATTGACGTATCAACGCTGAACCCAAATTCTTTTGGTTTTGCCTGTAATGGGATCAAGATCAATAAAATTTGGGGTGCCAATCATGGCCTCAACGTTCGCATTTTGTTTGATGCGACTGCTGATACATTTGCGTGGATAATCCCTCAAAACAGCAATTACCTCATGGATTTCTCTTCGTTTGGCGGCATCCCCAGTAATGCGGGCGCCGGCGTAACGGGGGACGTTCTTTTCACCACAACTGATGCCACTGCTGGCGATAGTTACACTATCGTCATTGAGGGCATTAAAACCTACGCCACCTCTTAACGGGGGTGGCGTATGGAACTGATGCTGTGGAATACGGTCCTGTCTTTGGTGATCGGTATCATCAGCTGGGTTCTGCGGGATAAGGCGGCTGAATTAGCGCGCGTGACCATCCTGCTGAACAAGACCCGCGAGGAAGTTGCCAAAGAATATGTGACCAAGGTTGAGGTCCACGCCGATATTAATCGTGTGATGAACCGCCTTGAAGTGCTAGACGCAAAGCTTGATCGGCTGATCGAGAGCAACCGAGTGAGAGGGATTTAACATGGGCAAGACGCTCAAATACGTTTCCGAGTTCAGCTTCCCCTCTGACAAGGGGTATTCTGGTTCTGCTGGCAAGACGATGGTCAAGGGTTATGCCCGCGGCGGGTCTTGTGGGCCGATGAAGAAAGCCGATGGCGGTATGGTGGATGATCCCCGCCGGCCGATTATGGACCGCACGGTTGGCGAATATATCGGCGCCATCAATCGCGAGCGGGCCATGGAAATGGCTGACCGCATGAACGCGCAGCGGGCCATGGAAATGGCCGACATAATGGGCGCAGAGCGGGCTGCCGCGCTTCTTCGCGCTCCGCGCCGTATCTCCCAAGGCCTTCGCTCTCCCCGCGCTGAAATGGCTCGTGAGCGGGCAATTATGGGCGAGGATGCTGGCTACAAGAAGGGCGGTATGGCGATGCGTAAGCAGTACCCGACCAACAACGGCAAGCCCATGATCAGCGGCCCCAAGGCTGCGCCGGCGCCTAAGGCGGACATGCTTTACAGCAAGAAGGAGGTCAACGCGAAGAACCTCCTGGCTGACGGCAAGGCTCCTAACCTGCCCAGCGCCAAGGGCGGCGTGAATATGGCCAAGGGTGGCTCTGCCAAGGTCGGCAAGGTCATGGGCGAGTTTAAGGAAGGCAAGCTGCACTCTGGCAGCAAGTCTGGCCCGGTGGTCAAAAGCCGCAAGCAGGCCATTGCAATCGGCCTGTCTGAGGCTCGCAAGGCCAAGAAGTAAATCTTGGCATTTGGTTTGCGGTGAATTATACTTTGCCGCAAACCTTTATGGGCAAGCTGAACCAGCGGCCAACGCTTTCATAGCGGAGAACGCATGGCCTACTCGGGTAGCATAAGCGGCACGACCTTTAACGCCTTGAAGGTGGTTGATCACGCCTTCCGGCGCTGTCGTTTGCCGGCCCAGGCAATCACGGCCGAAATGCAGTCCTATGCGCTGGACAGCCTCTATCTGATGCTTTCCGAGCTGGCGAACATCAAGACGCCCAGCTGGTGCATTGAGAAGCTGATCCTGCCGATGTACGAAAACCAGCCGATTGTCACGCTGCCGGCTGGCACGGTTGAGGTGCTGAACCTCAACTACCGGACCCTGCAATTGCTCTCGGGCACGACCACAACGACTTCCACCAGCTACACGGTAAATTTCACCGATGACACGGTGGTGAATACTGTGGGCGTGGAATGGAACGGCGTTGCCCCGACATTGACCTTCCAGGTCAGCAATGACGGCGTTACCTGGACGACTGTTGGCACGCAGACGACTGCCGCGGTTGCCGGGGATATCACCTGGACGGATATCGCGGTTGGCCTGCCATACCAGTATTTCCGGATCACGGCGCCAACCACCATCAATTACACGGCCATTACGCTGGGCAATCTGCCGCAGGAAATCCCGCTTGGGCAGTTGAACCGCGACAGCTA